GGTTCTCAACTTCACCTCAAATCTCGGGCCGATGGGAACCGCCATCCTGTTCGTTGCCGGGGCTCTCGTGACTCTCCGCACCGCAACAATCGCCTACACCGTCGCAGCGAACGCAGCGAAACTCGCCAACCTCGCCCTCGGAGCCTCGTTCGCAGCCACGCCATTCGGTCTGATTGCGGCTGGTATTGCAGCAGTCATTACGGCAATGGTGTTCCTGTATGCCCGATTTGAGGGATTCCGCAAAGTCGCGAATGTTGCAATAAATGTTGTAATCAAGGCGTTTGAGTTACTCCTCAACGCGATCATCGGAGTAATCAACTCGGTGATCTCATGGGCCAATGTGTTCAACTCGGTGTTCCGAGCGTTCGGAATCAAGGTGGGAGACCTCGCCCACATCAGCACGGTATCGTTCGGAAAGGTTGGCGATGCCGCTGAGGATGCAGCGAAACGGGCGACTCTCGCCCTCAATAAGTTCGATACTGCCGAGTACAACCGATTCCAGAGGCGCAAGAAACAACTGGAGGAGGAGAAGAAAGAAACAGAAACGACCTTCGGAGGGGGAGCCGCCAAGATTAAGACTGCAGCGGAGATGCTCAAGGACTACACCTCAGCCCTCCGGGGCGTGACCTCCCAGCAGAAGGATCTCTCTAAGGCGAGCGCAGCCTCAGCAGAGGCTCAGAAGGCCCTCGGCAACGCCACAGAGGGAGTCAGGATTGCTCAGGCGCAGTTCAACCTCGTGACTCAGGGATACCCGAGGGAGTCGAAGAAGGCGCAGGAGGCGACTCGAGCCCTCGAGGATGCCAACAGGCGGCTCCGGGATAGCAACCTCTCACAGGCTGATGCCCTGCGGAGGGTCACTCAGGCTGAGCAGGCTCTCGCCGCCCTCCGAGCGATCAAGGCCGACCCGGAGGCAGTCGCCAAAGCGGAGAGGGATCTCTCGCGATCCAAGTTCGATGTAGAGGAGGCGGCGTTCCGAGTCGCAGAGGCGGAGCAGGAACTCGCAGACCTCCGCAACAGCCCGGAGGCCTCAGCAGTCGAGATTCGCAGGGCCGAGATTGCGCTAGAGGAGGCGAAGTTCAGGGTTGCAGAGGCAACGCTCGGGGTCAGAGATGCAGAGGGAGCCCTCCAAGCGCAGCGAAATAAGGCAGCCACCCCGGAGGAGTTGGCAGAGGCGGAGAGGGATCTCGATGCAGCCAAGCGAGGGGTTGAGGATGCCATCCGGGATCAGAAGGATGCGACGATCGAGCAGGCGGCTGCTCAGGCCTATCTCAACGAGATCCTCGATGGGGCGAAGGAGGGCTCCGATGCCTACAAAGACGCTCTGAATGACCTCAACGAGGCTAAGAAGCGCGAGCAGGAGGCGATTGATGCCGTTGCTGAGGCCCTAGATCGAGAGAGGGATGCGATGCTCGCCCTGATCGAGGCTCAGAAGGAACTCAACACCCTGAAGCGGCAGACCCCCTCGGAGATCATCTCCCGGGCGGAGAGCAGGATCGCGGCCCAGCAGGGGGCTGCTCTGCCTTCGCAGGTCGCCGCAGCCGCAGCCGCAGCCGCTCAGGCGGCAGCCGCCGCCGCAGTCGCTCCGGCGTTCTTCGGCTCCGGGCTGGCGAACCTCGGATTAGGGCCAATGATGGCCTTTGCCTCTGGAGGGATCGTAACTCGCCCGACCATCGGCCTAGTAGGAGAGGCAGGCCCCGAGGCGATCATCCCTCTCCGCGATGCCGCAGGGATGGGCTCGATCAACATCACGGTCAATGCTGGGATGGGAGCCAACGGCCCGGAGATCGGGGATGCCATCGTTGAGGCCCTCCGCAAATGGCAGTTCCGCAACGGAGCCCTAGTCGGAGCCGCCCAACCGCTGAAGGTCGCCTAATGGCCTCAACCCTGCCTTGGGGCGAGGAGATCGAGATCCTCGCGGAACTCGGCTTCATAGTCCGGGAGTTCACCCTCGACTCCTCAACCCTCAACGGCCCCGATGTGCTGGATGGAACCCTAGAAGGGCTCGATATAGCCCCCTATGTGCAGGAGGCCCGAATCTCTCGCGGCAGGCAGGATCAACTCGCCTCCTTCCCAGCAGGCTCCCTCTCCCTCAAACTAATCAACAATGATCGCCGCTTCGATCCCCTAAATCAGGCTTCTCCTTATTGGGATGCGGCTGCAGGTCGCTCAGGGGTCGTTCCCCGGCGTAAAGTCTCGATCTCAGCCGATGGGGAGCCTCTATTCGTGGGCCGCATCGTGGATGTAGATGTGGCCTACGAGCCTGCCCCCTCCGGGCAGGATCGCTCAACGGCAGTCCTGACCTGCGCTGATGACTTCCAAATCCTCGCGAACACAGCGACAGAGAGCCCTGTGACCCCCTCTGCTGAACTCTCCGGGGCTAGAGTCTCCTATCTCCTCGATCTCCCAGAGATCGCCTATCCAGCAACCCGAGACATAGACACAGGCATCTCAACCCTCGGCTCCTATCAGATTGCGGCGAACACCAATGCTCTGACCTATCTCCAGCGCATCGCTGAGGCCGAACAGGGTCTCTGCTTCATCGCCCGGAACGGAGACCTGACCTTCCTAGATCGAGCCGCTACCACCTTCTCGAACCCTGTGGAGTCCTTTACGGACTCAGGCATCGGCCTCCCCTATCAGACCCTCTCGATCCGCTACGGCTCCGAGATCCTGTTCAACAAGGTGGTAGTGACCCCGGAGGGAGCCAGCCCTCAGACTGCGGATGATGCAGCCTCACAGGTCGAGTTTGGCATACAGACCCTCAGCCTCACGGACTCTCTGCTCGCCTCAGAAGGACAAGCCCTGACCCTTGCAGAGAGTCTCATCGGGCAGTATGCCGAACCTGAGTATCGCTTCGATGGGATGAGCCTCATCCTGAACGACAAAGTGGAGGGAGATCGAGTCTCCATCCTCGGGCTGGAAATCGGAGATCAGATCAACATCACGAGAACCTTCGCCTCTGGGTCTCCCCTGCAGGTCTCAGATACCTACCAGATTCAGAGCATCTCCCACCAGATCACGCCCGGGGCTCATACGGTCAGCATCGGCCTCGCATGGATCCCCATCGTTTATCAGTTCATACTCAACGATGCCGAGTTCGGGGTACTTGATGCAGACAACGCCCTTGCGTAAACGGTAGGATGCTCAGGTATGGCAGGCGCAGGAGCGAAACTATTCGTATCAGGAGATGTGCTGACTGCAGCACAGGTGAACACCTACCTGATGGATCAATCCATTATGAGATTCGCCACGACAGCGGCGAGAGATGATGCGTTCGGAGGAGTCGGAGAGCCAACTCTCGCAGAGGGTATGTTCGCCTACATTGATGCAGACAACACGCTCTACTACTACTCGGGCTCCTCATGGGTAGCGTATGGCATTACCAACGACTCAGATCAACTCGTTCTCGGAGCGGCCCTGTTCGCATAAGGAGACCTCATGGCGACATACAGCAAGATTCATCTCAGCGAATCAACTGATGGCAAACTCATCAAGGTTGCCGCGACTGCGACTCCCGGCACGACCATCCATACAGGGAGCAGCACCGCAACTACCTACGATGAGGTCTGGCTCTATGCCGTGAACTCCGATACGACTGATCGCAAACTCACCATCGAGTTCGGAGGAGTCTCCTCCCCGGATGATCTGATCGAGCAGACCATCACAGCGGAGAGCGGCCTCATCCTCATCGTTCCGGGCCTAGTCATCAAAGGTAACGCAACTGCGCTCCTAGTCCGAGCATTCTGCGCTACTGCGAATGTCGTGATGATCGGCGGCTATGTCAATCGCATCACGGCGTAAGGGGTAGCGATGCGTTACGGTGAGCGCACACGCTCAGGCACATCAGTATCAGGATGGACACAGCGACCTGCGGCTGGTGGCGCAACTTATGGTGTGGCGACAGGTGGAACATCATCGTCAATCACGGTGGGTGGTGTGGACTACACGCTTCTGACCTTCACGGGTAATGGGACTTTGACCGTTACGGAAGAAGGTTTGTTCGATGTGCTTATCATCGGTGCTGGTGGCGGTGGTGGTTCAGCAAAGACGGCGAACTTTCGTGGTGGTGGCGGCGGCGGCGGCGGCGGCAAACTAATCACAACTGTTTATCTGAGCGCAAACCAAACGATCACGATCGGCGGCGGTGGCACGGCTTCACCCGGCGTGAACAACCCCGGAAATCGTGGTAGCGGAACTGATTTCGGTACATACGCTGGTCTTGCTGGCGGTGGTGGCGGTTCTGGTGCTGGTGATAGTGCCGACTCATACCAGCAGTTAGGTACGGGTGGAACTTGCGGTGGCGGCAACTCTGCGTCATCTGGTCAGCACACGAATCCGTCTGTGTTCGGTTCAGGTAAGTTCGGCTACAACGGTGGAACTTCGCCAACGTCAAACGGTGGCGGTGGTGGTGGTGGTGCTGGTGCGGTAGGCGGAACCGGCACATCCAGCGGTGGTGCTGGCGGCACAGGTTACGATGTGTCGGCGTTTATCGGCGGCTCATCGCTTGACAAGGGTGGTGGCGGTGGTGGTGGTGCTGGC